CCTATGCGCTCAAATTGCACAAAGCGCTTTAGGCCAGCTCTACGAGGACAAGGCCGGTCGAGTCTGTTATGCCGATGCGGACCACCGTACGACCTACCTATCTACAAATGGTTATACAACTATCTCAGCCAACTACGCGACTCCCTCAAGTATTAAATCTATTTTACAGATCGGCAAGATCCGTAACTCCCTAGTATTTAAGTACGGCAATAACTACGCCAATACCGCCTCAGCTGTAGATAATGACTCGGTGGCCACTTACGGCCGCTATCAAAGAGACGTAACCTCTAACCTCCATAATTTAAGCGATGTAAATACGGTAATGACTCGCGACCTTGGCCTACGCGCTATACCTAGAGAGCAATTACAGAGCCTAACCTTTAGATTAGATAGCAATAATTTACCCGATGCTGAGCGTAATAAACTTATAGACGTATTTTTTGGCCAGCCTATGATTATTAACGATCTACCGATCAATATGTTTAACGGCTCATTTAACGGCTTTATAGAGGGTTTTGCTATTAAGGCAACTCCGGCATATGTTGATATGACCCTAACTCTAAGCCCTACAGATTTCTCTCTAGTCGCGCCACAATGGGACACGGTGACACCGGCTAACCTGATTTGGACAGGCGTAAATGCTACGCTTGAGTGGGAAAACGCATTTGGAGGTTTAACGTAATGGCAACTACTACCCCTAATTTTGGTTGGCCGGTGCCTACAAGCACCGACTTAGTTAAAGATGGAGCTACGGCTATTGAGGCACTAGGTGACTCTATCGATGCCTCTTTGCTTGATCTTAAAGGCGGCACTACTGGACAAGTATTAGCAAAAGCAACTAATACAGATATGGATTTTGTTTGGTCAGCTGCGGCTAGCGGAGACGTAACGCTTAACGGTACTCAGACACTTACTAATAAAACACTTACAGCACCGGTAATTAATTTAGCTCTTAATGCTCAAACGGGTACTACTTATACATTTGTTTTAGCAGATAACGGTAAATTGGTAACGGCTTCTAACGCATCGGCACAAACTTATACTATCCCTCTTAACTCATCCGTAGCATATGCAACCGGATCGCAAATTAACCTAATCCAAATTGGAGCAGGGCAAGTAACCGTAGTGGGTGCAGGTGGTGTAACAGTTTTATCTAACGCCGCTACCGCAGCATCTCCAAAATGTCGTAATCAATATGCAGCGCTTACCTGTATAAAAGTAGCAACCGATACATGGTACGTAATAGGAGATATAACTTAAATGCCTATTCTTGGAATTATTGACGGCGGTAGGTTACGTATTAACCCACCAACTACCGTTGAGTATTTAGTAGTCGCTGGCGGCGGTGGCAGCTTACACTCCGGAGCTGGAGCAGGTGGCTATCGGACAGCCTCAGGTTTTGCCGTTAGTACAGGATCGGCAATAACTGTAACCGTAGGAGCCGGTGGTACAGCTGGCAACATAAACGCTGGCGGCGGCCGTACCCAAGGCACAAACGGCTCGGACTCGGTGTTTTCTAGTATTACATCTACAGGCGGTGCACGTGGTGACGGATTTAGCCAAAATGCCGGTGTTGCCGGTGGATCAGGTAGCGGTGGTGCAAGTAATAATGCAAGTAGTGGCGGCGCAGGTGGAGCAGGCACATCCGGCCAAGGTAATGCTGGAGGTAGTGCGACCTCACTTAGTGGACAAAACCAAAACGTAAGTGGTGGCGGTGGTGGTGCTGGTGCTGTAGGTAGTAACGGCGGTAGTGCAAATAATGCACCCGGTGCAGGCGGTAATGGATCTACTAGCTCACTTACAGGCACATCCGTTACATATGCCGGTGGTGGCGGTGGTGTGTCCTATGGGCAGCAAGGTAATTTTTACGCCGCCGGTGGCACAGGTGGAGGAGCTACAGCAGCAGCTACAGGAGCAAATGGCACAGCCAACACCGGCGGCGGCGCAGGTGGTGGTAATGGGTCAGTCGGGAACAAAGGAGCAGGAGGCTCTGGCTTTGTTGCTCTTAGATACCCTGATACTTTTGATATAGCGGTATCTACAACGGGCTCACCAACAATTACAACCTCAGGCGGCTATCGTATTTACCAATGGACAGGATCAGGGAGTATAACTTTCTAATGGCACACGTAGCAGAATTAAACGAAAATAACGTAGTGATACGAGTAATTGTCGTTAGCAACGATTACGAGCCTAACGTAGAGGAGTGGGCTACTAATTGGGCAGGTGGTGGAATTTGGAAACAGACTAGTTACAACAATAATTTTAGAGGAGTTTTTGCAGGTGTCGGATATAAATACGATGATGATTTAAATATTTTTGTTGGGCCTGATCCAATTTATCGTGAAGATACACATGGAAACTAGTTACAACGGCTACCCAGCCTCTAAAAATGCGGCAGAGATAAAAATAAAGTCCTACCCTGTAAAGGGTACGGATCGTAAACTAAGGTGTGCCGAGAGTGTGGGCCCACTCTTGGCCTCCTTTGCCGCTGAGTTTCACGAGCTGATAGAGCCAATAGACGAGGGCACTTTTGACGATTGGGGCTATGCCTACAGAATGGTTAGAGGTAATCCCACAAAACTATCGTGTCACTCATCCGGCACGGCTATCGATCTAAATGCTACAAAGCATCCTCTCGGCAAGGCTGGCACTTTCCCAGCTGAAAAGGTGCCTATGATCCGGGCGCTTGCTAAAAAATACGGCCTCAAGTGGGGCGGCGATTTTAAGACACGGCCAGACGATATGCACTTTGAGGTAGAGGTGTCACCGGCCAAAGCTAAGGCTTTAATCTCTAGTTTAGGTTTACAGTAATACAAATCCTAAAGGGCATTTAGGAGCAATACAATGAAAGAGCAAGCGATAGCGGTAAGTAAGTCCTATTTAAGATCAGCTGTAGCATGTGCGGCAGCTCTTTATATGAGCGGAATTACAGATCCAAAAGTATTAGCTAATGCGTTTATCGCTGGGCTAATCGGGCCATTACTTAAGGCCGTACAACCGTCCGAGGGACAGTTTGGGGTAACTAAGTAATGGAAAAAGCCCAGCTTGTAATTGGTATTACCTTGGGGGTATTTACTATTTTGGGGTTATGGGCTGGGCTCATCCGTAAATTGGTTATCTATTACTTATCAGAGTTAAAGCCGGACGGTAATGGTGGCCACAACCTAGCCGGGCGCGTAGAGCGTATCGAGGTCCGAGTGGATCGTATCTATGAGCTCTTACTTGAGGACAGGTTAGCCAAGTAGCGACACGCCAAAAGCCCTTAGACTTGGCTTTGTGACAAAAAGCCCTCATACTGATACTACAAACGCTGAGAGGGCTACTCGGTTAGTAGCTTGATCGGCCTTAACAAAGGGCGAAAGATGAATAGTGCAGATATATTAGTAAGCCTTGGAGCTTGTGCTCTAGGGTTTTTGTTTATGACAGTCGGTTACTCCATAGGTTTTAGGCACGGCCACGGCGAGGGCTTTATTAGAGGCCGCGCTATCGCTAAGGCTCTTAAAGAGAGCGAGCTAATCTGATGGGGTTTTTAGATAATTACGAGGACGTAAACGCTCGCATCAAGCGCTTTAGATCAGAATTTCCAAGTGGTCGTTTAGTAGCTTATATTGAGGATATTGACCTCATCAAAGGCACGATTTTAGTAAAGGCTGAGGCCTATCGTGAGTACGAGGACAACGTGCCAAGCGCCGTAGATTACGCATTTGGTAACGTCTCGACTTATCCAAACAATATGAAAAAATGGTTTATCGAGGACACGATTACAAGCGCTTACGGTCGCGTGATCGGTTTATTAACTCCAAGTCTTGAGCATAACTCAAGGCCTACGGTGCAGGATATGGAAAAGGTAGAGACTTTACCGGCCGACTCTGATCCATGGAGTAAGAAAGCATCAATAGAGGATATGTCCACAATGGCTACGGCTATTCTTGAAATCGGTACGCAGCTGGGAGGCGAGTTAGTAGCTGAGGCTCCACGTTGCCCTCATGGCACGATGGTATGGGCTGAGGGTACGGCCAAAACTACCGGTAAGCCGTGGGCCGCGTACAAGTGCACCGAAAAAATACGAGCTAATCAATGCCAACCGTATTGGCACGTGCTCGGATCTGATGGCAAATGGAAGCCGCAGGTATAGCCATGGGCGATCTAACCTTTATTAAAGATGGCGTATCCACCACTATCCATGAAAACGGCGAGGTAACTGTACTTAAAGTGATTTTGTGCGATGAATGTGAAAAGTACGTAACTCCTCTTGGCGGCTGGTTTGTTAGAGATCATACCGGCGAGGTCGTAATGTGGCTGTGTGCAGAATGTCGCAAGTAGCCAAGGTAA